AACTTGGTGTAGCCTAATTAATCTTTTTATATATTATATTTATAAGTGAATAAAAGTAGTATAGAGAGAGTTTATTAGATGAAAACACAGTTATTATGTACCTTCACTTCGAAAGGTGAATTACAAACGACATTACAAGAGATTAGAACCAAGTATCACATTGTATACAATTATATCTATGTGTTACAAAATAAATCAAACTTGGATGAATTATTTGTTACATATAATATCGATGTTCAGTATCAACCAGAGAAACCATTAGAGAATACTATTTTAGTTCACCGTAAAAAACAAAGTAATACTCTATATACAATCAATGCTCTTAACGAGTTGGTGAAAGAAGAAAACAATGGGGTATTGGATAAAACATTTTCTATTGATTGGGAAAAGTTTAAAAATTCAATCATTGTCACCAATGTAGAAGGTACGAAAAAAATATCTACACGAGTCTTTGAAATTATAAATTTCAACGAAAAATAAAAAAAGTTCAAAAAATATTTGGATTTTTAATTTTTTTTTCTTATATTAGTACTAAATTATAAAAAGTTATGGAGAAACCACAATCTGCGGTGGAGTACTGTGAGGATAAATTTCCTCAAACAACTCAAGAATTCAAAAAAATCCTCGATGAAATGTATGAAATCTTCTGTAAAAAACAGAGGAACTATGGACCTGGTAATATATCAGTAGGTTCAACATTGGAAACTCAAGAAGATAAAAATGTTGCATTGACTGGTCTTTGGTTTAGAAAGAATGACAAAATTCAGAGGTTACTACAATTAGTGGTAAAGGGACAACCAGATGAGGTTGGTGAGGCTATCGAAGATACTTACCAAGACCTGGCTGTTTATGGTGTTATATCACAAATTGTAACCCGAGATAAATGGGCAAAATAATATTACGTTTTTGAAAAAACAGCATATATATATTTACACCAAGTGTAAGAAACGCACTTTAAACTAAACTCATAAAACTTAATTAATAAACATTTAAAATTTAACACATCATGGGAATAGACATTAACGCTATCAAAGGGAGGCTGAATAAGCTTCAAAACACTCAAAAAAAGAGCGATGCATTGTGGAAACCAACACCTGGTAAATCACAAGTGAGAATCGTTCCTTACAAGTTCAACAAAGATAATCCTTTCATTGAACTTTACTTTCACTACAACATTAACAACAAAACTTATCTATCACCACAATCATTTGGTAGACCAGACCCTATCGTAGAGTTTGCGGATAAACTAAAGAGAATGGGTGATAAAGAAGATTGGAAGGCTGCAAAACAAATGGAGCCTAAGTTAAGAACTTTTGTTCCTGTCTTAGTAAGAGGACAAGAGGGTGAAGGTGTAAAATTTTGGGGATTCGGTAAAACTGTATACCAAGAGATTCTTGGATATATTGCTGACCCTGATTATGGTGATATCACCGACCCTGCAAGTGGTAGAGATTTAACAATCGAATACAAATCTGCAGAAGAGGCTGGTACTACTTATCCTACAACTACTATTAGAGTTAAACCAAATCAAACTCCTTTATCTGAAACAAAAGATTCTGTACAGAAGTTTTTGGAAACACAAACTGAAATTACTGATTTATATTCAGAGTTATCTTACGATGAATTGAAGAACGTATTAGAAGGTTGGTTGAATCCTACTGCAGAATCCACTAATGAAGATGGAGAAACATCAGTAGCAGCAGAATCTCTTTCGAGTACTGCAACTACAACTGAAACAGATGATTTACCATTTGACGTAGAAGATAAACCCGCTCCAACAAAGAAAACAGATGATGTTGCAGCAGCATTCGATGATTTATTTAACAACTAATACCCACTAAATGGCTAAGAAAAAAGAATTAGATTTAGCAGACATTCTTGCTACAGAACTAAACAAGCAATCCAAAGACCAAAAAGTAGCATTCTTTTTGGATTCAGATGAAGCTCCTACAAATGTAGAGGGTTGGATTTCGACTGGAACTGCTATGTTAGATGTTGCGGTATCTAATCGACCTTATGGTGGTTTACCTGTTGGTAGAATTACTGAAATTACAGGCTTAGAACAAAGTGGTAAATCTCTTTTATCTGCACACCTACTCGCAGAAACACAAAAAAAGGGTGGGGTGGCAGTTCTGATTGATACAGAAACTGCAGTAAGTAGAGAATTTTTAGATGCAATTGGTGTTGACGTATCTAAACTTCTCTATGTATCTGCTGATTCAGTAGAACAGATTTTTGATTATTGTGAAACAATTATTGAAAAGGTAAGAACCGCAGATAGAGATAAGTTAGTTACTATAGTAGTAGATTCAGTTGCAGCAGCATCAACTAAAAATGAGTTGGCTGCAGATTACAATAAGGATGGATACGCAACTGATAAAGCAATCATCATCTCAAAAGCGATGAGGAAAATCACAAACATGATTGGTAGACAAAAGATTTCTCTTGTGTTTACTAACCAACTCAGACAAAAAATGGGTGTAATGTTTGGTGACCCTTGGACTACGAGTGGTGGTAAGGCTTTAGCGTTCCACAGCTCTGTTAGAATCCGTTTGAAAAATATGGGGCAAATCAAAACCAAAGTAAACGGAAAAGATAGAGTGGTAGGAATTAAGGTAAGAGCACAAATCGTAAAAAACAGAATGGGCCCACCTCTAAGAGCGGCTGATTTTGAAATTTACTTTGAAAGAGGTATCGATAATTACGGTTCGTGGCTTACTGTGATGAAAGAAAATAAACTTGTAAAACAGGCAGGTGCATGGTATGAATACGTTGATATCGAAACAGGTGAAGTTTTTAAATTCCAATCAAAAGATTTTATTCCTTTGATGGAAGAAAAAGAAGAAGTTAGAGAACAAATCTATAAAAGAATTTGTGAAGCAACAATCCTTCAATATAAAAACGATACACTTGATATAGATGCAATGGAAGTTGATACTGAAGCTCCTGGTGAAAATGATTAATTATGGATAAAACGTTATTCGATATGTTAATGAAAAGTGCCGAAGCAGATAAGGCCAAGGCACTTCTTTCACTCGAACTTTTAGGAAATAAAGCAGTTGGAATTGGAGACCATTCTACAGAAGATTTCTACAAGAATGCCGAAGAGGCACTCACAACATTAGTAGATGCAGATGATAGAATAGATACTTTAAACAAATACTTTAAATCTAAAGAAGTTTTATGAAAGAATTATACAAAAACATCTTAAACTCAGTTGAAAAAGAACACAACCAAAATATCGATAGACACAAGAATTCTCGTGTACTTATTATCGATGGTTTAAATACGTTCATAAGATGTTGGACATCGATTCCTACACTCAACGATAATGGAGACCATGTTGGTGCAGTGACAGGAACATTACGTTCAATAGGTTACGCAATTAGACAAACTCAACCGAGTAGAGTTGTTGTTGTATTCGATGGGCAAGGTGGTTCACACAAGAGAAAGAAGATTTATAAAGGTTACAAAGCAAACAGAGCCAAGAGTAAACTGAAAATAAATCGTGCCTACAATGATTTGATGAACGAAGAAGAAGAACGCGAATCAATGAAAAGGCAATACGTTTGGTTAGCAGATATTCTCGACCACCTTCCCATTTCTTTCATGATGTATGATAGTGTTGAAGCAGATGATGTTATGGCATACATCTCTGAACAGATTCTCAAAGAGGATGAACAAGCTGTCATCATGTCAACTGATAAAGATTTCTTACAATTAGTAGATGAAAAAACAATTGTTTGGTCACCAACTAAAAAGAAGATTTACAATCAGAAGTTAGTTCAAGAAGAATTAGGATTACACCCAAACAATGTCCTTATATACCGTATTCTCGATGGAGATACATCAGATAATATACCTGGTGTTAGGGGATGTGGTATTAAAACTCTCTTAAAACGTTTTCCTGAACTCTTAGAAGAACGAACTATTTCCTCAGAGGAATTATTTCAACTGGCGGAAGAAAAACGAGGAAAGATTAAATTATACGATGATATACTCGCAGCAAAGAATCAAGTACTCATGAATGAAAAACTTATGCAATTGAAAGATGTTGATATAAGTGGTTCAATCAAAATGAAAATAGTAGATAGATTTAACGAAGATATTAAACCATTGAATAAAATGGATTTCATGAAAGTTCTACTAAAATATAAAGTTATTAACAACATGGGAGATGTTAATGATTGGTTAAAAACAACATTTGGAAATTTAGTTACAGATTAATAAATGACAGAACAAGACAACTTATCGAAATTCGGGCAATCATTTCAAAGTAAAGTTGTTTCCGCACTATTAACAGATGATAAATTCTTGGATACTCTAAGTGAGATATTAAATCCAAGATTCTTTGAATCTGAAGCAAATAAGTGGATAGTTGGTGAAATAGTTGACTACCACGAGGAATTCAGAAAACCACCTACTTTAGATGTTTTTAAGGCTCAAGTTTCAAAATTAGATAACGAAATACTTAAAACAACTGTTGTAGAACAACTACGACACGTATTTACCCAAGTTGGTAATGTTGATTTAGATTACATCAAAAAAGAGTTTACTTCTTTTTGTAGAAATCAAAACTTAAAGAATGTAATCTTACAATCAGTAGATTTACTAAAAGCTGGAAACTTTGATAGAATCAAAGATTTAGTTGATAAAGCAATGAAAGTTGGTACAGAAACCGATTTAGGACATGATTATATTGAAGATTATGACCTAAGAGCAGAAGATGTTAAAAGGGATACAGTACAAACTGATTGGAAACCAATTAATGATTTGATGGATGGAGGTTTAGGGCCGGGTGAATTAGGAGTTGTTGTTGCACCTTCGGGTGTAGGTAAAACATGGATTTTAACTGCCCTTGGGGCATCTGCAGTTCGGCAAGGTTTGAGTGTAGTTCATTATACAATGGAACTTTCTGAAAACTACGTTGGACAACGATATGATACCGTATTTACTAAAATACCTTCTGCGGATTTAAAGGATAATAAAGAAGAAGTAAAATCTAAAATCAAATCTTTGAACGGAAAGTTGATGATTAAATACTTTCCACCAAAGGGTGTTAGTGTAAAAAAGTTACAACAACACATTGATAAAATGATTGCTACAGATAACAAGCCCGATGTTATCATAGTTGATTATGCAGATTTACTTTTATCATATTCCAATAAATCAGATTCAACATACGCAGAACAAGGTGGTGTTTATATCGACCTGAGAGGGATGAGTGGTGAGTTGGGAATACCCATTTGGACCGCATCTCAAACCAACCGTTCTGCTATAGATTCAGAAGTAATCGAAGCAGATAAGATTGCAGATTCATACGCAAAAGTAATGAACGCAGATTTCATTATGAGTTGGAGTAGAAAATCAAAAGATAAACTGAATAACACTGCAAGGGCACATATTATGAAAAACAGATTCGGGCCAGATGGGATTACCTTCCCATGTAAGATGGATACCAACACAGGCTTCATCGAAGTATATGAAGGAAATTCAGCAGAAGGTATTCTATCAACGAAAGAATCAGCAAGTGGACAGTTAGAAAGAAGGCAATTACTCCACAAGAAATATGTTGAAAATATGGGATAGTGTATAATAAAAAAGAATTTATTAAAAACTGAATTTTTTTTTGAATATATACAATAGTTATATTCACGAACAATATAAACAAAGGAAAAAAAATTATGGCAAAATCAGATGAACTTTTCGGACAAATCAAAGAACTATTTATACAATTTGAATCAGAACACAATGGAACTTCTAAAGCATCCAAATCAAGAGCAAGGAAGGCGATTGGTGAAATTAAAAAATTAGTTACTGATTATAGAAAAGCATCTGTGGAAGAAAACAAATAAAGGTTACAAAGATGAGCAAATTATTCACAGAACGAATTCCGTTCAAACCCTTCGAGTATCCAATATACTACAACGAAGGTTGGTTAAAGCAGGCACAAGCATTTTGGCTCCATACCGAGATACCCATGCAAATGGATGTTAAGGATTGGAATGAAAATTTAACTGATTCTGAAAAGAATCTGGTAGGTAATATCCTATTAGGATTCGCACAAACTGAATGTGCGGTATCCGATTATTGGACAAACATGGTTACTGATTGGTTTCCCAAACATGAAATCAGACAAATGGCTATGATGTTCGGTTCTCAAGAAACAATTCACGCAACTGCCTATTCATACTTGAACGAAACTTTAGGATTGGATGATTTCTCAGCGTTCTTACATGAACCTGCAGTGGCTGAAAAATTTGAGTTACTAACACAAACTTCCGCAGAATGGAAACATACAGACCTTGCTACAAATGAAAAGGCAAGACAAGAAGTAGGTAGAAGTTTAGCAATCTTCTCAGCATTTGCTGAAGGGGTTTCACTATACTCTTCTTTCGCTGTATTATACTCATTTCAAATGAGAAACAAATTAAAAGGAATCGGACAACAAATGAAGTGGAGTGTGAGAGATGAATCACTTCACAGTAGAATGGGTTGTCAATTGTTCAGACATATGTGTGATGAATATTCAGAGTTGAAAGAACAATGTAAAGATTCTATCGAACAGGCTGCCAAACTTATTGTTGAACTTGAAACAAAGTTTATTGATAAGATGTTCGAGATGGGTGATTTAGAAAACCTAAAGGCAGAAGATTTAAAAGAATTTATCAAAGCAAGAACTAACTCAAAGTTAGAAGAATTAGGTTACGAAGGTATCTTCGATTACGATAA